CGCAATTCAGCATGCGTTGCTACTGCTGGACTGACTGGGGGCAGCTTCCCTCTGATGGTGAAAGGTGATATATGGAAGTTCAAGCTGAAAGCACGGCCCCTGTTGAAGCTACCGAGGTGGATTCCAAGGTAGCGGAAACACCGGGCGAGGGCTCTGCCCCCTCCGGCACCGAAGCTGCCGCATCTGGTGACGACACGTCCTCATGGACGGAGAAAGCCCAGAAACGCTACGACGAACTCACACGCGAGCGATACGAAGCCGCAGCGCGGGCAGATCGAGAGGCTTATCGGCGTGAGCAACTGGAGCGAGAGCTTCAGGAACTCAGGGCCAAGATCCCAGCGAAAACAGAGACGGTCGCGCCGTCAAGCGATTTCCCCACGCTCGAATCAGTCGGCTACGACGAAACCAAGCATGCCGTTGCTGTAGCGGAATGGAGCGCCAAGCAGGCGCGAGAAGCCGCCAAAGCAGAACTGGCAGCAGAGCGTGAGGCCGCGAACCGCGAGAACGCTGTGAAAACATGGCGTCAGCGCGAAGCGGAACTCATCAAATCGAAGCCCGACTACGTGGATAAGGTTCAGCGAGCCCGAGAGCTTCCCATCACTGCGGAAGCGCAAAGGGCCTTGATGAACCTGGAAGAAGGGCCGCAGCTTGCCCTGTACCTCGTCGAAAACCGCGATAAGGCCGAAGCGATCATGCGACTGCCGATTGAGGTTCAGATGATGGAACTGGGACGTATCTCGGCAACGCTTGCGGCCAACAAAGCCGCGGCTGCTGCAAAACCTCCTGTGAGTCAGGCGCCTGCCCCGCCGCCCAAGATTGATACCGCAGAAGCTGCGAGTCACATCACGCCGGACAGTCCGGACAGTGACACGAAGTGGAGCGCAGAGGAATGGGCGCGGCGCAGGAACAAGCAGGTAGAGAAACGACGCAGTTAAGAGGTATTTGCAGCCATCGCCAACAACATTCTGACCCCGACGATGATCACCCGTGAGGCCCTTCGGGTGCTTCACGGCAAGCTCTCGTTCATCGGGTCCATCAATCGCCAGTACGACTCGCAGTTCGCCAAAACGGGCGCGAAGATCGGTCAGTCCCTCAACATCCGCATGCCGTCGAAGTACACGGTGCGTACCAACGCAACCCTGGCGGCACAGGATCATGTGGAGCGCAGCACGCCGCTGACGGTATCCAGCCAGTACGGCGTGGACGTGTCGTTCACGACCGCCGAGCTGACCATGAGCCTAGATGACTTCAGCAAGCGCATCATCACCCCGGCCATGGCCCAGTTGGCGGCAAAGCTGGAGTCCGACGCGCTGTCCGCGGCATACAAGTCGGTCGCCAACTATGTCGGCACCACGTCTACCAGTATGACCTACCTGCAGTTCCAGCAGGGCGGCCAGACGCTGACGGACAATCTGTCGCCATACGACAATCGCACGACGCTGCTGCGCACGCTGGATCGCGTGAACTTCTCGGATGCGGTCAAGGGCCTGTTCCAGGCTTCCGACAACATCCGCGAGCAGTACCGGGAGGGCATCGTGGGTCGTACGGGCGGCTTCGACGTGTACGAAAGCACATTTGTGCCCAAGCACACTCGCGGCTCGTTCGCTGGCTCTCCGCTGACCACGGGTGCCGCCATCGGTGTTTCGACCACGGCCAACAGCTGGGCCTCTCAGACCTCGCTGACCATCGACACTGCGACCTCGGCGACGACCCTGAAGGCCGGCGACGTGCTGACCATTTCCGGTGTGTACGACGTGCATCCGGAGACCAAGGTCAACACCGGAGCCCTGAAGAAGTTCGTCGTACAGGCGGATCTGACGCTGACCACGCTGGCCAACACCTACACGGCGACCATTGTCCCGGCGATGATCTACGGCGCCGGCAATGCGTTCCAGAACTGTGTTCTGTCTGGTATCTCGGATACCGACAACAATACGGTGACGGTGTTCGGTGTGGCCTCGACGACCTACGGTCAGTCTTTGGCGTACCACGAGGATGCGTTCTGCTTCGCGACCGCCGACCTGGTGGACGTGTCGGAGTACGGCGCATGGGGCGCTCGCCAGAGCATGGATGGCATTTCCATGCGCATCGCCAAGCAGTACGCGATCAGCTCGGACACTGTGCCGTGCCGCATCGACGTTCTGTGGGGGTTCGCCCCGCTCTATCCGGAGCTGGCGGTTCGTCACTTTACCGCTCTGACCTGAAAAAGAGGGGCCGGGAAACCGGCCCTTCTCCGGATGCCAATGAGAAAACTCGGCCAGAAAGAACCCAAGAGAATCCACGCCTACGTCGCGACCCCTGCCTATGACGGCAAGGTGGATAGCGGATATGCCCTGTCACTTGCGCAGGGGATGCAGGCGCTGACTATCTATGGCATCAACGCCACTGCGGCCGTGATGGGGAATGGAGCGTTCATCGATCTGGCCCGTAATGCATTCGTGCGTATGTTCCTGAAGACGGACTGCACGCACCTGTTTTTCATCGACTCGGATCTGGAATTCGAGCCCCACGCGATGGCGGCTCTTCTGGGGTCGGGTCATCCGATTTGCGCCGGCCTCTATCGAAGGCGGCAGGAGCCAGAGGACTACCCGGTTCGCTGGGTGAATCATCCTGAACAAGGCGGACTGTGGGTCGAGGATGGTCGCTGGGTGATGTGTGATCGTGTTCCAACGGGATTCATGTGCATCGAGCGAAGCGTCGTGGAAGAGATGGCTGCCGACTCACTGAAACTGAACCTTCCTGGGCCGAACGAGAAAGATACCCCAAGGCTGTTCTACACGTTCGTCAACGAGGACAACGCCTACGTGGGCGAGGACTTCGCATTCTGCGAGGACTATCGCAAGAAGTATGGAAAGCCCATTCCCGTACTGATGGACCTGAACTTCACGCACGGCAAGATCTACAAGGGCAACTTCCAGACGTACCTGGAGCAGGAGATCGACAAGGAAAAGCAGCGCCTGCTGAACGAACAGGCTGACCCTTGCGGAATGGTTGAGTCCCTCACTGACATGTCGAGTGCGGCATGAACGCGGTGTTGAAGCCAACTCCAGTCAAGCGCGTTCTGCTGCTGGGAGCCGGAACCTGCCATGACAAGCGAGTGAAGTTCGAGGCCAGTCCTGAACCAGACTTCAAGTCATGCAACTTGGTGACGTGCGACATCGATCCGGATGTATCGCCGGATGTCGTGCTGGATCTTGATCACCTTCCTTATCCGTGGGCGGACAACGAGTTTGATGAAGTCCACGCCTATGAGGTTCTGGAGCACTGCGGACCACAGGGGGATGGCAAGTTCTTCTTCGGTCAGTTCGCGGAGTTCTGGCGCATCCTGAAACCCGGCGGCTACATGATGATATCGGTCCCGATGTGGGACGACATGGTGGCCTGGGGCGTTCCGGACCACAAGCGCGTATTGCCATCCTGCATCTTCAATTTCCTCTCCCCTGAGTACTACAAGAACGTCGGGCGTCCTGGCTATGCGGATTACCGCAAGTTGCTCGGTACGACGAATTTCTATCCGCTCGGAGCGGAGGAAAAGGGCCAGTCCCTGTACGTGGTTCTGAGGGCTATCAAAGATGCTCATCCTTGAAGTCGTCACCGATGCGCTCAGAAACATCGGAGTCCTTGGGGTAACCGATACTCCGGACGCCGAACAAGGTGCGGATGGGGTCAGGAAGCTCAACGAGCTGATGGCCTCTCTCGCCGAGGACGGCATTGATCTTGGATATGCGCCCAGTTCCAGTACGGCGGACACGATTGTTCTGCCGCTGGGGCAGGTATCGACGATCAAGGCGCTGCTTTCACTGCGCATGGCTCCGATCTATGGAGCGGAGATTCCTGTCGCCGTCGCTGAGTCGGCGAGTTCTGGCTACAACCGCCTTCTGTCCCAAGCACTGAATCTGGCCATGGAGCCGATGAAACTCCGGATGGCAAAGGGCGCCGGACAGTATTGCGGCTTCAACATCCTGACCGGCTGATGCCAACCCTTCCTCTCCCAGTCCACAGCTACCAACTGCGCAGTAGACCAGCCAGTTGCGCGCGGCTGATGAATTGCTATCCGGAAGCCCTGCCTCCGGATGCAAAGACGCGGCTGATCTTGAGTCGTGTTCCTGGGGTGAGATCACTGGATGATATCGGCAATGGTCCGATCCGAGGGCTTCACAGCGCCTTCGGAAAGCTGTTCGTGGTGTCCGGATCTGAGCTGTACCGCGTTCGGTCGGACGGGAATATCGCGCTCATCGGAGAGAGCGTTTCCGGTTCCGGCTTGGTCTCCATGGCGCACAACACGCAGTACGTCGTGATTGTGGCGGAACCCAACGGGTACTACTGGGACAGGGATGATGATGCGTCCGGGGATTCCGTCCCGACTCCAGCCCTGACGCAGATCACGGATTCGGATTTCACGGCTCGCGGCGCGAAGTACGTTCGCTTCCTGGACAACTACCTGCTGTTCATGGAGCCGGATTCTGGCCGGTTCTTTGGGGCTGATCTGGGATCGGCATCCGCATTCGATGCGCTCAATTTCGCCACCGCTGAAGCTGCTCCGGATGATCTGGTTGGTATGGAAGTGGATCACCGCCAGGTCATTCTGCTGGGCGAGGAATCGGGGGAAATCTGGGAGAACACAGGGGCTTCCGGCTTCCCATTCGAGCGCGCGATCAACGGATTCTTCGAGATCGGCTGTTTCAATGGCGACACGGTAACCAAGCTCGACAACTCGGTGTTCTGGGTTGCCAATGACTACACCGTTCGTAGGCTGATCGGGATCAATCCCACAAGGGTCAGCACTCACGCGGTAGAGCAGTTTCTGACGACCGTGGACATGACCACGGGTCGGGCTTACTCCTACTCGCAGGACGGGCATTTCTTCTACGTGCTGTCGTTCTCTACGGGATGTTGGGTGTTCGATGTCACCAGCAATGAATGGCACGAGCGCTCCAGTTATCCCAGCGACTACTACCGCTGGCAGACCTGTGCCACAGCACATGCCAGGCAGTATGTCGGGGATGCGTTCTCAGGTGCTGTAGGGTACTTCGATCCCGAAATCTACACCGAGGCAGGGTCTCTCCAGCGATGTGAGTGGACGTATCAGCCGGTGTATGCGGAAGGGCGTAGAGCCTTTCACAAGCGCCTGGAGGTCATCCTTGAGACCGGCGTAGGACTTACCACTGGTCAAGGTTCAGACCCTGAAATGATGATGGCCTACTCGGACGATGGCGGAATCACCTGGAGCAACCTGCCGAATCGTCCCATCGGAAGGTTGGGAGATTACAAAAAGCGCGTGATCTGGGACGGGCTTGGATCATCCACGCAGAGGGCTTATCGAGGGGCAATCAGCGATCCGATCAAGGTCG